TCCTACAAAAACACAAATTTTTTGGATTGATATCGAGTGGCTTGGAGTAGGAGACGTTCGCTGTGGGTTTATCGTAGATGGCAGTCCAGTAGTTGCTCATACGTTTCATAATGATAATATACACTCGACTGCTTACATGACTACAGCATGTCTGCCAATTCGATATGAAATTGAAAATCTTAGTAGTCTTGCTGATAGAACAATGAAACAGATATGCAGCACCGCCATTTCTGAAGGCGGATACGAGCAGATCACAAAACAATGGGCAGCAACTCGCACCTCTCCACTTACAGTAGACTCTTCAACTTGGAAACCGGTTGTTAGTATACAATTATATAGCACTCGACTTGATTCTATTGTTGTTCCTTCTCAGGTTCATATTGCTGGAACCGGAAATAACGCAATATATGAATTTGCTCTTATTCGAAATGCAACTATTACTGGTGGAGAATGGATACAACATACTGCTAGTGGTGGTGGAGTCGAATATAATGTAACTGCAACAGGCATGGCTAATGGAACTATAGAAGATAGCGGCATATTTGCAAGTTCAAACCAATCAAACGCATTGATCAATGCTGAACTTGCGCATCGTCTAGACAATCAACTTGGTCGTTCATTAGCAAGTGCATCGACATACGCGTCTGATACCTACACTCTCGCTGCTCGTCAATTAGCTGTTGGCGGAACAGTCTATGGCACACTAAACTGGAATACAATCGTATGATGCGCTTTAAAGAATATATCTCTGAAGAGGCAGAATATGACGGTCACAAGGTGACTCTCAACTCTCCGTTTCGTAGCGACGACGAGAAGCATAAGTTTTATGTCTATGTGCGTAATGAAAACGGTAATGTTATAAAACTTGGTTTTGGTGATCCAAAGGCAGAGATTAAACGAGACGATCCAGAACGTCTTAAAAATTTTAGAGCCCGTCATCAGTGTGACAGCGATCCAGGGCCAAAGTGGAAGGCTCGTTATTGGAGCTGCAAATTTTGGGAAAAGGGACAGACTGTGACTGATTTATTATCGAAATAAATACGATATAAATTATATTATGCAGTTGGTAAATGAATTAAATGACAAAAACTTTTTGATATATGCTGCAAAGCACTATAACAATCCTCGCTGTCTAGACGTAAAAGAGTTTGAAGCAGATCTGTCTCATTTGAAATATATCAAGAAGCTTTTTAAGAAGTATAATGATAAGAAGATTTTACAAGAACGCCTGATTCTCAATCATCTCATTATATTTCATAATATGTTTTATCCAGAGGCTGCAACCCGCATGTGTTTCTACAGAGTCAATGAATACAGTTGGCCCGCGCTCAAGACATTTTTGCTCTATCTAAACTACATTCCAGAGGGAGAATATATAAATATCCCTATCGATCTCTATGTAGCTCGAACACTTCAAAAAATTTAAAACTATGGGACTCTTAACACGCACCGCTGATACAGTATATGCATTTCGTTTTTTACGTTTGCTAACCACCCCTTGGGTCAAGACTGGAGCATACAAGATGGGCATTATAGATGCCAACGGAAATGTCATTCGCAAACCCGAGACTAGCGAAGAAAAGAGCAAATACAATATTTTTCATAAACTTGTCTTTAATGTTAAGCGTCTGTTAAATAAAATTCCATTCGGCAAGACTACCATCGCTTCATATCTCGCTGCTCTCTATCTTATCAAAGAAAAGTATGGAGTGTCTGATCGTGCACTTTCCAAGATTATTCGTGAGTCGACTGGACTTGATCCTCGCCAGCTAGAACTTGAAGAGTCGAGCTGGTACTTAAATGAAGACGGCACACTGCGCAGCGGAACCTATTCACTAATCAATGATATTGCATTGCCTTCTACAGGTGAAATCTTAGCACTCTCTAAATCAAAGGTTTCTATCTCTGAAGGGGCAACTCCATGCGGAAAGATTTTTGGTGTTGATGTCTATACAGCACTTCACCACAAAACTCGTCAAACAATCTTAGTAACTCAACACGACCTCAAGCAATGAAAAACGAAGAAACATCTACTGCAAGCGTAGCGATGCCACCATCCGACTATTCAAAATCTGGAGCAACATGGAGACTGTTTAACGTGCCAAGCGAAATATTCAGACGATTTGAAACGGGTCGCAACAAGTTTGAACGCTGGAGCAAATATCTCGACACTACTGACACCGAGCAACAAGCTCTCTATGACTATGCTCGCAAATATCGTGGTCATACTGTCATACTTCGCGACAGCACTACGGGTGCTCTTCGCAGCATTCGTAAGCGTGCAATGAACGAGGATGTAGACACTACACAATTAGAAGTTTAAGCGTTGAATGACGCACTAGGATAAATACTGTAAAAATTATTTACATATTGTGTCCTTTAGTGTATAATAACCAGACATTCAACTTCTATCGTTTAACTTTCTAATATGACCACACAACCTAATCACAGCATCTTCGAAGAACAAATTAGCCGCAAGCCTAACCACTATCCATGGACCGAACAATTTATTGAGGCCATGCATAATGGATTTTGGACTGACAAAGAATTTAGTTTTAGTTCTGACGTCCACCAATTTAAAACGCAGCTGACAGATCAAGAGCGTGAAATTATCGTTCGCACTCTCTCAGCAATCGGTCAAATTGAAGTTGCGGTAAAAACTTTTTGGGCAAAGCTTGGTGAAAACCTGCCACACCCAGCACTTCAAGATCTTGGTTATGTTATGGCGAATGTTGAGGTCATTCATAACAATGCCTATGAGCGTCTACTTTCAGTGCTTGAACTTGAAGACGTGTTTGAAGAAAATCTTAAACTTGAGTGGATTCAAGGTCGTGTTAAATATCTTAAAAAATATACACATCGTTTCTATAAGGACAGCAAGAAACAATATCTCTATGCGCTCATCCTGTTCACACTCTTTGTAGAAAACGTATCTCTCTTTTCTCAATTCTACGTCATCAACTGGTTTTCTACCTTTAAGAATGTTTTAAAGGACACTGATCAGCAAGTAAAATATACTCGCAACGAAGAAAATATCCATGCATTGGTTGGCATAAAGATTATCAATACCATTCGTGAAGAGCATCCAGAATTGTTTGATGCTGAACTAGAAGAAAAGATTGCAAGCGAAGCGCAAGAGGCATGGAAAGCAGAAGCAAAGATTATTGACTGGATGGTCAACGGCATCGATGAAAAAGGATTGTCTGCAGCTATCTTAAAAGAGTTTATCAAGTCTCGCATCAATGAAAGCATGACAGCAATTGGATTTAAAGCTCCATTTGAAGTTGACAGCGAACTCTTAAAAGACACGCTATGGTTTGATGAGCAGCTGCATGGCAATAATATGACCGATTTCTTTTTTCAGCGTCCAGTTGAATATGCTAAAAGCAATCAAAGTTTTGGAGAAGACGACCTTTTTTGAAGATATATAGAATTAGATTATGAATGAAAAAATATACTGGTTAAACAAAGACTCACGGCGTTTTCTCGAGCGTGGCTATCTACTTGAAGGAGAAACTCCAGAACAACGCATACGCGACATTGCTGAAAGTGCTGAAAAGCTTTTAGGCATCTCTGGATGGGCAGACAAATTTGAATCTTATATGCATGCTGGATATTATTCACTGTCCAGTCCAATTTGGAGTAATTTTGGTCGATCACGCGGTCTGCCAATCTCTTGCTTTGGCAGTTATATTCCAGATCAGATGGAAGATATTTTTGGCAAGATAAGTGAAGTCGCGATGATGTCAAAACTTGGCGGAGGAACGTCAGCATATTTCGGAGACATACGTCCTCGTGGTTCTGAAATTAGCAGCGGAGGAACTGCAACTGGAGTGCATCATCAGCTTACTGTATTTAACTCAACAGTAAACTATGTGTCTCAGGGCAACGTTCGTCGTGGCAGTTTTGCGGCATATCTGCCAATCGATCACGGCGACATCAATGAATTTCTTGGCATTCGTGGTGAAGGCAACGCAATTCAAGATCTTTCAATCGGTGTTTGTGTGTCAGATGAATGGATGCGCAGCATGATTGAAGGTGATAAAGACAAACGCAAAACGTGGGGTGCAGTCATTAAAAAACGCTTTGAGTCTGGCTATCCATATCTTTTCTTCACTGACAATGCAAACAACGCTGCGCCTCAAGTCTATAAGGACAAAGGCAAGAAAATCTATGCATCAAATCTTTGCAATGAAATCTACCTGTCTACAGATGCAGATGAAAGTTTTGTGTGCAACCTGTCATCATTAAATCTTGAAAAGTGGGATGAGCTGTCACAGACCGATGCAATCGAAACTCTTGTATATTTCTTAGACGCAGTCATGACGGAGTTTATCACCAAGACTGCAGGCATCAAGTTTATGGACGCTCCCCGTAGATTTGCGATGAATCAGCGTGCACTTGGCATTGGTGTACTCGGTTGGCACAGCTATCTGCAATCACTCATGATTGGATTTGAGAGTATCGATGCAAAATTTAAGAATGCGGAAATCTTTAGCGCGATGCGTGATCGTTGTGACGCCGCTACTGCAGCACTCGCTAAACAATATGGTGAGCCTGAGCTGTTAAAGGGCTATGGTCGTCGCAACACCACAACACTCGCTATTGCTCCTACTACAAGCAGTTCGTTTATCTTGGGTCAAGTCAGTCCAAGTATTGAGCCGTTAAACAGCAACTATTTTGTAAAGGATCTTGCTAAAGGCAAATTTACATACAAAAATCCATATCTCATCAAGCTGCTCAAAGAAAAGGGTCAGGACAATGCAGAGACATGGAAAGATATACTCGTACGCGGTGGCAGCGTTCAACATCTTGATTGTTTGAGCGACTCAGAAAAAGAAGTGTTTAAGACATTCGGTGAAATTTCACAAAAAGAAATTATCATTCAGGCTGCGCAGCGTCAAAAGTTTATCGATCAAGGCCAAAGTCTAAACCTGATGATATCACCCAAAGCAAAACCAAAAGAAGTCAATGAGTTGATGATCTTTGCTTGGGAACAGGGCATCAAAGGATTGTATTATCAACGCAGCGCGAATCCTGCTCAAGAGCTTGCTCGTTCAATCTTGACATGCAGTACATGTGAAGCATAACTTTCTATCATTATAAATAACTGAAAATAATTTAACTATATAAAATGATAGAAGACAATCGCTGCCCTAAATGTAAGTATGTATATGAAGTGTCTTGGGATGACGAAGACGACAAATACTATTGCGACGACGAAGAAGATTTTGAAGATCTTGAACGTGAAGAGTTGTATCCAGAATATTGCCCATTTTGCGGAACACACCGCGCATACGGCACTGAAGACGACTCATATGAAGATGATGAATAATTAAACTATGTCTTGGCTCTACAACGAGTGCCCTTTTACTCAAGAGGAAGCAGCACAAAAGATAGATGAAGGCTATATTGGTTTCGTCTATGAAATTACCGATTCCTCTAACGGCAAAAAATATATAGGCAAAAAGTTGCTTGTCGGCAAAAGAAAGTTGGCACCGCTTAAAGGCAAAAGTCGTAAAAGAACTAAAATTGTCGAGTCTGATTGGCAAAGCTATTATGGCAGCAGCGAAGCAGTCAAAGCACTTGTTGAAGAGAGAAAGCATGACTTTACTCGACGAATTATTCATCTCTGCAAAACAAAGGGAGAGCTGTCATATCTTGAAGCAAAAGAACAGTTTGCTCGCGAGGTATTGCTTACAGACGATTATTACAACGAGTTTATCGGAGTGAAAATACACAGCGCTCATGTAAAAAATTTATGGAAAAAGTAGTGTACAAATAGACCTAAGTTGTGTATAATGCACATCAACACTATAACATTATGATATTGATCGACTACTCGGGCATCGCAATCTCAGCCATCTTTTCGCAGACTCGCCCAGAAAAGATAACCGAAGACTTTATGAGACACATTATTCTCAATTCGTTGAGAATGTATAACACTAAATATCGCGAAAAATATGGTCGCGTTGTTTTGGCATGTGATGGTGGTAGTTGGCGTAAAGACTATTATCCAGAATATAAAGCATCGCGCAAAAAGTCTCGCGAAAAGTCTGACGTAGACTGGAAAGAAATATTCAACATCATGAATGTCGTTCGCGATGAGATTGCAGAGCATCTGCCCTATCCAGTAGTGTGTGTACAAAAGGCAGAAGCAGATGACGTTATTGGCACACTTGTAGAAAGCACTCAAGAGTTTGGCGCTCATGAGCCTGTCATGATTATAAGTTCAGACAAAGATTTTATTCAGTTACAACGATACGACAACGTGCAGCAATGGAGTCCAATGACTAAAAAGCTTGTTAAGGAGCCCAATCCTCAACGCTATCTGCTCGAACATATATTTAGAGGAGACAGCGGTGACGGTATACCTAATGTCTTGTCTGAAGATCGTGTATTTGTCGATGGTGGTCGTCAAACTCCTCTTAGTGCTAAGCGCATCGACGAATGGCTCGTTGCAGCAAAAGAAGGTAAATTACAACAAACTATGAATGACTCTGTCTATCGCAACTATGTTCGCAACAATACTGTAATCGATCTTACACAAACCCCTCAACACATCAAAGACTCTATCTTAGAATGCTATCGAGCTTGTCCTAACAACGGAAACAGCAAGATATTCAACTATCTTGTTTCAAAACGCTGCAATATGCTTGTAAGCTGTGTCGATGAATTTTTTGTTCAAAACTAAAAGAAACATAGATATATAATATATGATCAAACGTCCAGACAGACATACAATTAAACATCCATTTGAAATTTTTGAAGCGGTTCAAGCGTGCACCAAACAAGCCGATCGCGTCAAACTTTTACAGGAACACGAAAGCTATGAATTGAAAACGATATTGCAGGTTGCATTTAGAAAGGACATTGTATTTGAGCTTCCTGAAGGTGCACCTCCATATACGCCTAGTCCAAATCCAGCTGGCGTAATGTCTTCTCCGCTTAAAAAGCAGGTTGATGTTTTGCCATTGCTGGTAGTCAACAACAAAAAGTGGGATAAGATGAAAAAAGAGATGGCATTTATTCGCTTGCTTGAAAACGTTCATGCCAAGGATGCAGAGATTATAGTTGCTATGAAAGATAAAAAATTAACTAAGCTCTATTCGACGCTCACGTCTTCTCTTGTTAAGAAAGCCTTCTCAAACTTAGGCATAGAATAATATGACATATTGCTATAGCTGCGACTCTTGTTCTGTTGAGTGGGAAGCAAATTTGCCTATGAATGATAGAGACGTTCCATGTTCAGAGGAGTGTCCTCACTGTTCAGCAGTTGGATCAGTAAAAAGAATTTTAGCGACTCCTGGCATAAGTTATGCTGGAGCAAAAACGATACTACAACGCGCAGGCAGCGGTTGGAATGACGTGCTAAATAAAGTAAAAAAAGCAAGTGGAAGAAATGCAAAAATCGAAACCCGTTAAACATTATGGGACGCAGCAGAAAAAATAAAGACAGAAGAAGACAAGGCAGTTATTATGATGACGGTCATGACGAACGATCACGTAATAAGAAATTTAAGAAAAATCGATTCAGCGACAATCGAAAAGACAAAGAGATACAGCAACGCATGTTT